TAGTATCGGTCCCGGAACTCTTCGTCGGTTTCCCGCCCCCGGCCTCCGTCGATGGCCGCCGGGTTAGAGCAGCTGCTCACGCCGTCCATGGGGTTTGTGATCTCCTTGACCGTGCCTGCGGCCACGTTGTAGTCGCCGCCCGTTTCCACGGCCTGGACGGGCAGGGTAACGGTTCCATCGTCCCCTATGCGCCCATCCGTCAGGACCGCATACTGGAGGCCGGCCACGGTGCGGACCAGGAAGCCCGTCGGAATGGCCGTGCCTGCGGTGCCGGTAAAGACCACGTAGCCGCTCGCCTTCTGAGCTGGCAGCAGGCTCAGGCCGATTGCCTTCCCCAGGTTGTATAGGCTCGTGCCTACCGCCGTGTCGATAAACCGGCTGTTGTAGACGTCCTCCATGAGGCTGAACAGGATATTCAACATCCATGCGAAAATCCGAAGGAAGATCCCCAGGGGGGACCGGACCGTTAGGTTTGCCTTGCTACCGAACAGCTCCCGTGCTTTGTATTCGATGGCGTCCAGCAGCTCAACATAGGTGGGGCGATGGAAGCCACGCTCGGTTACACCCCACTCCTGATCGTTCATTCTGCGCTCACCTCCGTAGTGATGGTTCTGCCGCTCTGGAGGCGGCCAGTGACGGAGATTTCCAGGCCCCGGCCCTCAAGCTCGTACTCCACGCTGCTGACCTCGGCTACCTGCGGTTCCTGGAAGACGGCGGCCCGAATGACCTCCGGTACTTCGTCTTCCTCCAGGTCGCGGCGCTTGCGGCCCATAATGCGCTTGTACTCGGTCCCGTGGGTGGGGTCGAAGGGAAATTCCCCTTTGTAAACCTCCAGCGTCAAGCGGACGGCCTGCGCGGTGGTTTCGTCGCCGGATACCGTTTCCAGCACTCCGGCGTCATCCAGGATGATGTCCCTGCTGTCAGGGTCGATTTTCAGTGTCCAATTCTCATCCATGCTTACCCTCCGATCAGGACGTCCCCGCTACCAGCAGAGACGGCGCCGGTGCCGTTGTGGGCGGCCAGCGCGTCCCCTATGCGGGCAGCAGGTTTTCCGTTGATGTAGACGCTTCCGCTGCCCTGGGCGACGGCCCCTTGGCTGCTGCCGCAGCAGGCGTCATTTTCGGTTGTGGTGCTCCCGACGGTGGCCGCCGGTTGCCCGTTGATGAAGACATCTCCAGAGCAGCCGCCGGAGATGTTTCCGGTGATAGGAAGGGGGCCGTGCGGGGTGGCGTGGCCGGTATGCTCTCCGGCGGTCGTCCCCTGTATGGCGTCATTGAGCCTTGCAGCTCCAGGCATACAGACACCCCCCTCAGTTCAAGTTGACCGTGCCGCCGGAGGTCGTGAGGTCCCCGGTGATGGTGACATTTCCCTTGATGTCAATGCCGGTCTTGGTGACAGATAGGTAAACGCTGCCGTCTGGCGTCCCCAGGCAGAGGGTTCCCGACGGTAGCCCGGATATGGTGTTGCCCCCGGTCCTCACGCCTCCGAGGAAGATCGCGTCGTCGCCGCTGTGAAGCCGCTCCGTGTTTGGGTCAGCCTCCGCGCCGCCCGCGATCACCGCGTCGCTGTCCCGGTCCAGGTAGACCACCACGCCGATGTCCCCGGCCTGGTAGACCGGCCGGACGACAAAGCCGCCCCCGTAGATCATAGCCACGGGGACGGCCAGCACGGGAGGCTTCGTCTGGAAGGTGTCTTCATCCGGGTATCTGGTGATCGGCTGGACGTCTACGGTCATGGCGCTTTCGTCGAAGACCAGGACCTTCACGATGTCTGCAACGCAGAGGCCGGCGGCCTCCGCCTGCTGCTTCGCGTCCTCGTAGGCCCGCTTTCGGTTTTGCCTTGGCATAGATCATTCCCTCCTTACGCCGGGCGCATTTCAAGCGTCGTCTTCCAGTTCCCTTTCGGGGTTCCGGTGTGCTTTCCCTTCGCAACGATGAACCGGCCATTGAGGGACTTGGATTGAATGGTGATCTGCTCAGCAGGCCCGATATGGTAGTTGAGCAGGCACTCGCGGGTGACGTAGTTGCCTTCCTCGCTCTTAGTGCTTGAGCTCTTCTGACTGTCGCTGCCGACGGCCACGACGCTTTCCTCGACCTCATCTCCAGAGAAGAGAAGGCCGCTCTGAGGGGTCAGAACAATGCCGTTTGCGAGGCCAGAGGCCGGGTCGTTGATGTAGACGCTGCCGGTCCTGATGAGGAACCGGCTCTTGCAGTCGTTGACGACAATCTTCTTGAGCTCATCCTTGACCTTCCCGCTGCACACAAGGCCCCGGTCATAGACCTTGTTGACGGCGAGGGTAAACTCGCCGATCTCAAGGCCGAAGATGTTCAGTAGGTCGGACACGATCTCCTTTGCGGTGCTGCCCTTTGCATAGGTCTTGGACACCTTCGAGCTGAGCCACTGGTCCATCGCGGCGGTCGCGGATATTTCGGTGATCCACTCCGTGTTCTGGTGCTTGTGGCTGCACGCGGATACCTGGCCGACGAAGATTGCCCCCACGTCGCCCTCATAGCCCGCGTTTAGGATGATGACGTCCCCGCGCTTGATACCCTTCCTCGTGGCCTCAGACAGGTTATAAGCCTTGAATTTGGCCGTCTGGAGGGTGTCGCTGTCCTCGAACGGGACTTCAAACTCGAAGTACAGATCATCCATCCCATACCGCTTGCCGCCGATCTGGAGGCTTGCCTCTCTCATCCAAAAGCTCATAGGCTCCCCTCCCGATCATACAGGTACAGTTTGACTTCCTCCCCGAAGTTCTCCCAGGTCACGGTGTCCACATCGTCGCCGGATAGGCAAAGAGGGATGATGACAGGAAGAGGGAACCGCTCATCCTCGATGGGGCCGAACAGGGGGCGCCCGTAGCGGATGGGGTCGCCGTAGGCCAGCACCTCGCCGGTGGCCGATACAGACAGGTCCACGGTGAAGAAGCCTCCCACGTCGTTGTAGCGGACTGTGAAGGAATAGGTCTTGTCGCTCAATCTGACGGAAAAGGTGTAGGGGATTTTGCTCACGTCGATGTCGATATACTCGACGGTCCTTCCAAGGTCAATAAGTTGCATATCCCGCTACCTCCTTCCCGTGTTGGTGGGCGTGGCCCTTGACGTCGGGCCCGCGCTGCTGTCGGGCTTGCTGTTGAAGCTGTCCACATAGGAAGCATAGGCGCTCGCCGAAATGCTGGTGGATACTGTGGTCTTGAGGCCGTCCGCCCGCGTCTTCGCGGTCTGCGAGGACGTCTTCTGAACGGCCTTGCTGGTGCTGGCAGGCAGGGACGCGGCCGCAGCCGTGTCCTGCTCTACCATGGTGGACGTACCGCTCCCCTCAGAGCTCCCCAGGGTGATTTGCTTTAGGGTGGCCGTGAAGGAGAATCCGGTCTTGTGGGCGGCATCGTGTGTGCTCCTGAGCTGCTGAATGACAAGGTTCTCAATCCTGTTTCGCCCGGTGTAGGTGATGATGTCCCCGGATTTCCACATCTTCTGGAGGGCAGAGATCGTGTCCGCGCCGTTGATCGCCACGCCGCTGATCTGGAAGCTGAGCGGTTGGTGGAAAACATGGTCCTGGATATTGGAACCGCCCTCCACGGGGTTGTCCGTGATCGTGCTGCTCCGGGTGACGTCCTCAGAATTGACGACGCCGGTTGTGGTGGGCTCAAAACGGATGGTGCCGCATTTGCGCCCTTCGAGTGTATACATACTGCTGGCACCCCCTTACACGAAGCCCGCTTGCATAGAGCGGTCCGTATAGTCCTGCTCCTGGGCCTCTTGGTAAAGCTCGTTGAACAGGGCGCGAAGCTGCTCTTTGATGTTGGAGGCGGTGGAGGCGTCCCCTCCCGTGACCGTGATCTGCACGCTGGGGGAAAGAACGATGGACCGGCCGCCCTGGTTGTTGGTTACATTGTTGGTGTAGGACCGCATGAGGCGGTCTGTCTGATCTGCCGGTATGATGGCCGTGCCCTGGGGGAGGATGGCGAGCTCGCCGCCTTCCTCATTCATCCATGTGGGGCCGCCCTCGAAGTTGTCGGTGCCGCCTGCGTTGTGCGGAACATTGGCCCCCACCTGGATACTGGACGCCGCGCTCGCCTCACGGGCAGCAGCAGCGATCCGGTTGAACTGCGCAACGATGGAATCGGCTCCGCTCGCTGCGGCGCTCTTCATGGCAGCCCAGGCGCTTTCTGCGTCGGTCTGCATGGTGCCGTAGGCCGCCGTGGCCGAGGCGCCCATCGCCATGAAGTTTACGTCGGTGATCTCCGCCGCCTGGGTGGTGCTCTCTGTGACGGCCTCCGCCGTGGTGGTGGCCGCTCCGGTGACTTCCTCCTTGTACTGCGAAGTGTCCACAACAAGGGAGGTTTCCTTCCCCGCCGCTTCGTCCAGGCCGTTGATAGACCCGCTCAGGTCATTCACGGCCGCCTCACTCTCTTTGGCTCCGCCGAACAGGTTCGTAAAGAAGCCTACCACCTTGCCTACGCCGTCGGCCAGCCAGCCGACTACGGTCCCCAGGACGTCAGCGATGACGCCCAGGACGTCGCCTATCACGCTCAGCACAGGGCTCATCGCCTCCAGGATGGGGGAGATCAGGCCCAGCAGTTGCGCTATCGGCGGGAGAAGCGCCTCCGCGATTTTCTGAATGACAGGAACAAGGGGCTGAATGATCGACGTGCTCAGAGTGGAAAGAATATCCACAAGAGGCGGCATGACCGTCTCGGCGATCATACCCACGATATTTGCAACTGGCGGAAGGATGGTCTGTGCAAGCTGGCCGAATACCTCCAGGAGGGGTAGGCCTGCCTGGAAGACGGTCCCCAGGACGTCGGTCAGGACGGGCAGCAGGGTCATACCAAGCTCCGTGATGATCGGCATGGCCTGGGCGAGCCCGTTGCTCAGCATATCAACAAATTGCATGAGCATGGGCTCGATGGTGGGCCAGCTATCCAGGATGACGTTGAATAGGCTCTCGATTACCGGCGTGAACCGGCTCCCGGCGTCGGCCATGAACTCGCTCCAGATACCCTTGAGGTCCTTTGTGCTGTTCACCAGGCCGCCGGTGCTGTTGGCCGCCGACTGCTGGATTTTTTCGGTCTGCCCCAGCAGGGCGTTCATGCGGACCTGGGCCAGGGTAGCTTCGTCCATTTCGTCGATCTGGTCCCCCAGGCCCATAGACAGAGCGGTGTTTTTGAGGGCCACGTCGTCAATGTGGACGCCGTACTCTTCCAGGGCAGCGGTGTTGCCGCTGATGTAGTCCTGGACCACGGCCAGGGCCTCGGCGTCGTCCATAGCAAATGCGTTGCCGAAGTCATACGCGAGGGAGGTCGTGATCTTGGATAGGTCGGTCGCTGCCTCTCCAGTGATACCCAGCTCGCCGTACATGGCCTTGTTGGATACCATGAAGGACTTGACCTCATCGGTGCTCCGGTGAACGGCGTCGGCGTAGTTCTCCGCCCACTCTGCGGCGTCCGTGCCTGCAAAGTTGGCGTCAAACTTGCGCCCCGTGCTCTCAGCAGCACCGGCGGCCTCCAGGGCAGCAGCGCCCAGCTCCTTGAGCATATCAATACCGGCCTGAATGGCCTCGAAGCCGATAAAGGCAGCAAGGGCGCCCTTGATGGCGTCCTTGATCTGCGATCCTGCGCTGTCGCCCTCATCCCCCATGTCGTCGAGGTCTTTTCGGGCGTCGTCGGCGTCATCGCCCAGGCCGTTGAGCTTATCCGCTGCGGCCTCGATGGCCCCCAGGAATTTCCCCTTGATTGTGGAGATCGGATGAGTAAAGGCGGTGCCTATGCCCTTTATGCCGGTCTTGACCTTGCCGGTGAAGCCGGTGATCTTCTTTTCGGTGTATCCGATGGCTCCGTCGAAGCCGGCCTTGATGGTCTTTGTAACGCTGTTGCTCTCCTTCGCAGCAGCGCCCATGGATTTCCCGACGGCGGACCCGAAGCTCTCGGCCTCACGGCCCATATCCCGGAAGCTGAGCTGGACGTCATCGGCTCCGTCGCCGAGGTCGTCCAGGGCGTCGTCGGCGTCCCTGGCCCCGTCCACAATAGCGTCTGTCCCTGCACGGAAGCGGGCCCCCATACCCTGGGCGGCGTCTTCTGCGTCCTCCGCCGTGCTGGTGATCCGCTCCAGGCGGTCTATCGCGTCGTTGAGCTTTCCGATGGCGTCGTCAAGCCCAAAATCCATGCCAAAAGTGAGCTCCCGGCTGTCTGCCACTGGCCCCACCTCCTTTCTGCAAAAAGATAAGCCGCAGGGCTATCCACCCTGCGGCTTGCTCCACACTTCGTTGTAGAGTATGCGGGCCTGTATGACTTCCTGGTACTCTGCAAGGTCCATGGTCTTAAAATCATGGTAGGACAGGCCGCCCCCGGAGAATACCAGCACCCACATATTCCGGTTTCGTTTGGCCGCGCGGATGGCGCGGTCTACGTTGAGTTCACTCTCGAAGAAACTGCTCGATGGCCTTAATCAGCTTCTCCGGGGTCTTGATGTCGTCCTTCTCGTCGAAGTAGGAAATGCCCTCGGACTTGACCTCCGGGGGAGAGATCACCACGTTTCTGAGCATGGTGTCGATGTACTTCGTGGTGTCGCGGCGACCGTTGCCGGTCATGCCGCAGTCGTCGTTGGCGTTGAAGTACCAGGTCGGAGAAACAGACTGGAGGGTGTACTCCTGATCGTTGATCTTGACAACTTTCTGCTTAGCCATAAATTTTCGGTAGCCCCTTTCAGACAATGATTTCGGCCGGTTCGGCCAGTTTGGGTAGCCCTTCATGGGTCATCCCCCTTTAGCGGGGGACGACTGAGGGCACGTAGATGTTGACGGTGACGGTGCTCTGCTCCTTCTGACGGGCAAGATCGGGCATTTTCATCACGCGGCAGTTATCCGCCGCCAGGGTGAAGGCGTCGGCGTCGTTCGCGTCAGAGATGTTGACGGAAACCGCCCGGCGCTTCGCCTCGATCTCCCGCAGATAGGAGAGGCTGGAGGACGTGGACATGAGGGCGACGGTGCCGCTCTCGTTGGCGTTCTCAGAGTAGGTGACGTCACCCTTTGCCCCCACAGAGGGGGTTACGCTGTCCTCGTTCTTGGTGATCGTGACGATACCATCAGCAGCAAAGCCGGTGATGGTGCGCCCGCCCACAATGACAGTGACCTTTTTAGGGTCATAGCTTGCGATTTCAATACCTTTTGCCATGGTGTGTTATCCTCCCTTCTTACGCGCTCAGGGTGGCCCGCAGCACGCCCTTGACCTTAACGCTGTGGACAGCGCCCTCAAGCTGAGCTTCCCAGGTAATGTCCGGCATTTGCCGCGCCCTGGCCTGCTCATCGGTGGCAGAGGCACGCTTCGGGACCACGACGGTATAGACGCCCTGGTCGCTCTCCGGGTCGTTTGCGATGATACCGAGCTCAACAGCGCGGTTGAGCGCAGAGTACACACCAGAGGCCACGAGGGCGAAGCCTTCATCGGTGTAGCCGATCTTGGCATTCTCCAGGAAGATTGCGTACAGGTTCTCGCGCATGGTCTTTGCGATGTAGTCGGCCCCCATCTGCACGTCGATGAACTCGCCGTCGGCGCAAACGCCGTTCTTGACGTACTCCTGTTTGTACTCGACGGTCAGGAAGTTCACGTTTGCCTCTTCCAGGGCCTCGCGCTCAGCCAGGGTCAGGTCCGGTACGGAGATACCGTCCGGGCGCTTAAACTTCCAGGTCACGCTTTCGGGATAGAAGGGCCCCACGTTGCCCACGTAGGCGGCGTCAGGATACTCGTTGGCCTGGTCGCCATAGATCACGATGGCCCGGCGGTTGGTGATCTCAAGCTCCTTGTTCTGCGTGCGGCCGAAGTAGAGCTTGCGGTGATCTTCCTCACCGGCTCCGAGCTCTGCTTCGGTAGGCTCGGTGCCCTCAGCCCAGGCGGCCAGGGCTTCCACGTATTCGTCGCCGTCCTGATCGACAAGCAGGATATACCAGTCATCGTCAGTCTGGCGCAGGGTTTCGATGGCGGTCACAAGGGCCGCCGCCTTCTCGGCGTCGCCGGTTCCGGTGAGCTCTGCGATACCGGCGATCTTCACCTTTCGGATGAGGGTATCGGCAAGCGTGCCGCCCTGGTCGAACAGAGCTTCGGCCATGGCCGCTACCTTCTTGCCGGTGTAGTCGGTATTGATGACGTCGAGGTCCCGATAGGTCTTGATGTCCTTCTGGCCCTCGGTGGAAAGCAGAAGAATGTCCAGGCTCTCGGTGCCGTTGGGCTTCGCGTCGATGTCAACGACCACAACAACGTCTTTCGGCATTCAAATCACTCCTTTACGGTTCCAATGATGTTAGGCTGTTCAACCTCGCTGACGGAAGCATAGTCGGACCGGGTGTAACGCAGGCGGACGTCAAAGCCGAACCGGCGGCCCATTTCGTCCAGCTCCAGAGCGTCCCGGCTCGTGGCGTTGCTGACGTCAACGACGACGAAGCCGGCGTCCGAGATCGCGTCCCGGCCAGTGTGCAGGAAAAAGCCCTGGGCCAGCGTCGCCAGCTCCAGGGCCTCATCCGCGCCCAGGACCTCGACTTGGACGCCGTTGTCGTCATAGCAGCGGTTGATACTGCAAGCAGTAAATGACAGGGTGGCGGTCGGCTGCTCTACCCTGGCCGTCACCAGATCATCGGGTGTAGCACCTTCCTCCAGCGAGTAGTGGCCGAGGCTCCCGTCCGGGATATAATCCGCGGTCACGGAGTAGATGATGAAGGGCGGCTCAGCCTCCGGCTGCACCTGGGAGGCAAGCAGCACCGGGACGCCCACGGCCTTATGCAAGGCCGAGATCAGGGCGTTTCGCTTCGCAACGAAGCTCATAGGCTGCCGCCCCCTTTCGGTGCGGCGCTGGTTCTGGCCTCTACCAGATACCTCTTCATCGGGTGAATACTGTTGTGCCCCAGCTCTTGCGTCACCGTGTAGGTGTTCCCACTGTCAGGGTCATAGACCTGCGCTCCGGTCTGGAGTGCATGGCCGTTGGTGTAAATCTTCTCGCTCAGGTCGCTTACCGTGCCGGTGATCTCCCGGCGGAGGTCCCGGTCGCTGACCGGAAGGACCGCGCCCTCGAAGGGGACGCGCTCTTCTTCTCCGCGGACCCACTGGCCGCCTTTGCTCTGGTCGTAATGGCCGCCCGCCTTGATCTCATACATGGTATGGAGCAGACCGGACGGTATCATCGGCTGAGCCATTTTGAACAGGATACCCATTATTCTTCCACCTTCCATGTGATCGAATTTCTGAGCCGCCCGGTTACCATGAGGGGGCTGTCCGCATAGGACGGGGCCCGCTCCCTCTGGATACTGCCTTTCGGCGTGAAGTTCCCGGCCTCAGACATGAATTGCTGGATGAGGCCCACAGCCTGGCCGCCTATCCATTCCGCGGCCTGGCGGGCCGTCGTCTTTCCCTGGTAGATGTCCGCGACCGCTTCCTGGACAAGCTGGGCCAGCGCCTCCTTGTTGTGGTCGAAGCCAGCACGGATGAAGCTACGCTCCGGGATGGTAACGGAGGGCAGCAGCAGAAACAGGAAGTTCAGATTATTCGCGTTCTCCGTGTTCTTGCGGCCCTTTTTGGCCGTCACCCCGAACAGATAGCCGTCCTTGGACCGGATGAAAAATAGGTCCTGGAAGTCCCTGGGGCTCTTGTCGTAGCTGTCCTTATGGATGGGAATACAGAGGTTGCGGGCGTTCTTTGCGGTGATCGTGGCCCCGTATTCGTGTACGTTGGCGATCATCAGCAGTTCGCTGTCCGCGTCGCCCTGGATACCCACCTTAATCCGCAGCTTGTTCAGCGCCTCCATTTCGGCCTTCACCTTTCGCAGGTACGGGACGATCTCATCGTTTACTCTCATAGGCCTACCACCTCATGTAGTGGCTGAGGGTTTCTATCCACGACGCCCTGGGCTCCTTGTCGAAGGTCCAGCTTACATCGGAGATAGAGAAGGCGGAAAGCCCCTGGGCTCCGTTCCGCAGGATGGAGAACTCCTGTTCGGCGATCCCCCACACAATGGCGATGATGTCAGCGGGGAGATCGGAAGGCTCATCCTCCGTGGCGTCCTTCGGCAGGACATAGCCGGCGGTGAATTTGACCTCCAGGTATCTTTTCGGGGCCAGGTAGTCGTTTGCCAGGCCGCCGATGTACCCCCGGAATATCCAGCCAGTGTCCCGGTACAGCACGCCGACGTCGCCGGTCATGGTGAAGTCGTAGCTGTCCGGGTCGATGTCCTGGCCGGTGTCCGTGTCCTTGACATACTCAACAGAGCGGATGGGGTACTGAGTGAGCACGAGCTCCTGAGCTCCGGGGGCGACGTACCTATGGGTATAGGTGGCCTTCCCGAACTTCCGCCCGGTCATGGTTTCAATCCAGGCAGAGGCCGAATTGATAAGCCGGATGATGTTGTTTTTGACGGCGGTGTCTGCCGCCTCGGCAGGTATGCCCAGGCGCTCCATCGTGTCCTCAAGCGTCGTCATGGCGTTGTCGGCCAGCTTCTCGGTGGGCTCATTTGCCATACTGTCGCCTCCCTTCTGGAAGGGCGCGGATTAGTCCTCCGCGCCCTCCTTCTCAGACTTGCCGCCGGTGTTAGCGGTTTTCTTCTCCTTGGGGCCCGCCTCGCGCTTGTTCTCGACGGGTTTCGTCTTGGGGGAAGGATAAGACCTTACCATGATTAAAACCTCCTTACAGGGCCTCTCAGGGCCAAATTAGACAGGGACCTCGGAAGCGTCGCCCAGGACCAGGGCGGCGGTCGCAGAGCAGGAAGGAGAGCTGCCGCCGGTGCAAGTGATCTCATACTTGATCTTGACGAACTGCTTGCAGCCCACCAGGTCAAGGTCAATGTTTACCAGGGCGCCGCCCTCGGCGTCGGTATCAATGGAGATTGCTCCGTCACCGTCCAGGGCCTTGTCAATGGGGATGAGCTTGTCGGCGGCGGGGGCGTAGCCGCTGCCCTCTTCGTCGCTTTCGGTAATGGTCAGTTTCACAGCCATTCCGGTAGGGGTGCCGGTGGGGGTGCCCACCAGGACGCCCAGGACCGCAGAGAGGAAGCCCTCGCGGTCGATGGCGTCCTCACTGGTGTAGGGGGTCACTTTGACATTCTGAATAAGTGCGCGTTTCATATGGTTTTTCCTCCTTGTGTTGAAAAATGGAGATCAGGGCGCGAGGCCCCGATCTTAGAACGCCTTGATGTTCTTGACGTGCAGGAAGCTCTCCTTGTGGCGGGCAGCGATGTCAACATACATCAGCGCACGGGTGGCCGCGAGGTTTTCCTCGAAGGCGTTGTGCTGATTGCCGTCCTCATCGACCCAGGAGCCGTCCAGGGTGGTGTAGGTCTCCAGGCCCATCTGCTCGCCCACCAGCAGGTCAGCCCAGTTGCCGAAAGCCAGCTCAGTGAGGCCGGTGCTGTCGGTGGTGATCTGGTTGGACACGCGGTAGGGGAAGCCCAGCAGCTTGCCGGTGTTCATTTCCTCGCGGTAGATGTAGGCGCCGGTGGTGGTCTTGAGGTTCATCAGGTAGCCTTCCAGCACGGAGTTGAAGGCCCAGCCGAGCTTCTGATCGTCCACGTTCTTTGCCAGGACCTTAGAACGGACGAACACGGGGAAGTCCGCGGTGATCTTGCCGTTGGTGTCGGCCAGATCGGTGTTGCCTACGGTCTTGGCGTCTACGTGCTCAACCTCCTTGTCGGTGAACACGCCGAGGGGCTGGAACTCGCCGCCCTTGCCGAACATAGCGCCGAAGTCAAGACCCAGCTCCATCCGGCGGGTCAGATCGTTGGCGAAGAGCTGATCGGCGGAGTAGTTGGTGCTCATCAGCAGCTCGCGGGTCTGAGGCACGATAGCCTCCAGGCGCTTTGCGGACAGCCGAATGTTGCCGTAGGTGGGCTGGGTCTTTGCGATCTTCCGAGCCTCACCGCCCCAGGTAGCGCGGGCACCGCCGGTCATCTTGGGAATGTTGAGGTTGCCGTTCGCCATGGGGACCTTCTGAGCGCCCAGCTCGAAGATCACAGTCTTGGAGTACAGCAGCTCAATGATCTGGTCGAGGTAAATCTCAGGGATGAGATAGCCACCGGCGGCGGGGTTGGTGGCAGACAGGGCCTTGAACTCGCGGGCCATGTCGCCGTCGTCGTACTTCTTGCTGGCGTAGAAGGCAGCAGCGTCGGGGTCATGCTTGCCGAACACGTCCAGGCACTTGATCGCGCGGGCGAGCTGCACCGCGGGCGGGATGGACTTCTTGGAGGCAGGAGAAACAGAGCCGCGGCTCATGTAGATGTTGCTGTACTTCCGCTGGACGGGGGAGGCCGCGCTCTTGCGGGCACTTTTGGTCTGGTGCTTATAGGTGAAGGACTTCCGGCGCTTCGCCTCTTCGGTGACGCCCTCATCCTCCTTCATCTCTTCGTCCTCCACGCCGTCGCTCTCCTTGGTTTCGTCCTGGGTGGCGTCGATGATCTCGCCGACGGCCTCCATGACCTCATCGGCGGTGACATCGCCCAGCTCTTCGCCAGCCTCCTTGCGGGACTTCCGCTTCTCGGCCACGACGTCCATCGCCTGCTCGATCAGAGCGGAGATGTCAGCGGGGGCAGCCTCCACGGCAGCGTCGCCGCCTTCGCCCTCGCCCTCGGCCTTTGCCTCGGCCTGCTCATCCAGAGCCTCCTTGACGCAAGCCTTGATCTTCTCGGTCAGCTCATCAGCTTCCATTTTCACGGACTTACGCTGAGTTTTGGTATTGATAGCCATGTGAATAATCCTCCTGTTACAGTAAAATTTCGATGGTATTGCCGGAACGGGACGCACCCTTCACGGCGGGTCTTTGCTTCGGGTTGGTAGACTTCTCGGTTTCGCTTGCCTCCCGGATGATACTGTCGAGGGCTTTCGTCGCGGCCTTCATGGACGCGCTGGCGTCCTTGAGGGCCTTCAACCGGGCTCCGCTGATTTTCCGGCCTGCCTTGACCTCTGCGGTCGCCTCTTCCACGAGGGACACGGCGTAGTCCGCAACGTCGCGGGCCTGCTTGTAGTCGGTGATGACCGCCTCCGGGTTCATGGCCCAGGTGACGACCGACACTTCCCACAGCTTGACTTCCCGCAGGTGGCGGATACCGTTTTCGTCGTAGTCGAAGACGATGGGGTCATATCCGATGGAAAGCTCGTTGAGTACCCCGTCTTTCAGCAGCACTTTGATGTCGCGTCCCATCGAAGTGTCGCTGATCTTGGCCTTAATGAACAGGCCGTTGCTGTCTTCCCTCAGCTCAAGGGGTCTGCCGATGGGAAGCCAGCAATCATTGTGCAGGGCAAGGATTTTCACCCTCTCCCAGCCTTCGGCGATTGTCTTCGTGAAGGCTCCGGGCTCGATGATGTCGCCGCCGCTGTCCACATTTCCGTAGACCGCAGCATAGCCGCTGAAAATGCCGCTCTCTTCGTCGTACTCATCGGTGCGGAAGGATAGGGTCTTGTACTCGGTTTTCACGCTCTTCTCCTTCACCCCCTTTCTGAGCGAGCTTTCCCAGGCTTTAAGCCCCCGGCGGGGGGCATAATAAGACGGCGACACCCGCAGGTGGGAAACCGCGAGCTTCGCCGTCAGGACGGGGTCGTCGTTGGTGATGTTGGTATCCGGGTGGGCGGTGCCGTGCTCCAGCTCCGCGGTCATCCCGGCGGCCAGTGATTTCAAATCGAAGTGCTCCGCCTCCAGGTTTATCCCGGCGGCCTGAGCGGCTTCCCTGGCCTGCTGTTCAGTAAATTCCATGAGGCAATCCTCCTTACTTGTCGAACGTCAGGAAGCAATGGCAGTTGACGACCTCGGCGGGGTCGCTGCAATCCGGGTCGCAGGGCCTCATAAGGCCGTTGGAGAACTTCGCGTCAATGGGGACGCGCTCGCCGTTCAGCCTCTTGTGGGACGGCCTGGCGGCTGCCATGTTGGCGACGTGCCAGGTCTTCCAGGCGGCTCCAGCCTTTCTCATCATGTCGTAGTGGCCGGTCAGCAGAGAGGTGTTGCACTCCTGGGTGGCGATGGTCCGCGCCCTGGAGGCCGTGGTCCCCATTTCCTGCTCGATCTGCTTTGCAATCGTGGCCCGGCTGTCGCCGTGTTCCAGGCCGGCAGAAACAATGCGGGCGATGGACTGCTGGGTGGTCTGAGTGATACCCTTGACACGGACGCCGCCCCGGAGCTTCGCCGTGCTGATGAGCTCCGGCCTCTGGATGGCCTGGAGGTTGTAGAGCTTAGCGGAGAGGCCCGCGCCCTTGTCGTAGCTCTCCTTCCACAGAGGTTCAAAGATGTTCAGCAGCGACATTTCCTCCTGGGGCCAGTCGATCAGGCCCAGGGTGAAGCCGGACACCAGGCGCTCCCGCTCTGCTTCCGAGAGGGCTGCCCAGGCCGCCGCGCTCTGCTCCGCGGCGTCTTCGCTGTTCGGGTCATAGCCAGGGATGGAGGACATCAGAATGTCCCACACGCTCCGGTCGTCCTTCGTTGTGCCGCTCATGGCCTCGCTCACTCGGCGGCCCTGCTCCCGCAGGTACTTGAGGGTCGCAATCTCGAATTTGTGGGTCTGGTCCCGCTCCGCCTGCAATAGGGCCCGCTGGGCAGCCTGGACGCGCAGGTCCTTGAGCTCTTCCGGCGAAGCACCCTTGGAGGAAGTGATTTCAACCGCCCCTGCGCCCTCTCCGGCGCTCTCTGAGCCGCTTTCGGCGTCCAGGGGTATCCCATCATCCGTGATCTCGATTTCCTGCTCTCCGCCCGTCTCAAGCGGTGGTGCGCCCTCTGAGAACTGGAGGTTTGCAGCAGCGGTAGAGATCGCCACGGGGTCGTCGTCCTCGTGCAGGTAGACGTCGGAGAACTGCGTCTTGTAGACGTCGCCGCCGACCTTGGCCGGGGGCATACCCAGCTTCTCGCGGGCCTCATCCTTGGTGAGCAGGCCGGCGTTCCAGCCGTCGATACCCACGGCCTTGTCGAACTCCTGGTTCCGCGGGATGATGTCGTTGAAGCGCCACACCAGGTCAGGCCCGAAATAGGGGATGATCTGGTGATTGATCGCCTCTTCCCGGCGGCGCAGGTTCGGCATGAGGACGTTTTGAGCGTAGATGAACTGGGCCGCCTCGCTGGTGGCCCGGTTACTACTCTCAGTAATACCCATGATCTCCCGCGGCACGCCAAAATGCTCCAGGACGGCGTTTCGGAGGAAGGTCCGGCCATTCACCATGTCCATGTCCTTCATCGTTTCGCCGATCTTATTCACGGTCACGTCGCCGTTGACGGTGGCGACGCCGTGGCTCTGGAACATACCCCGGAACCGCTCAAGCCATTCCGCCCGGAACCGCTTCCGCTGGTCCTCGGTGCTCTTCGGCATGGATATAATCAGGTTCGGGGTGGCGTCGTTGAAGAAGAAGCGCTTCTGGAATTTCGCGGCGTACTCATCGGTTTCGATCTCATCCGCCAGGGCCTCAGACTGGCCCAGGCCGCGCTTGAACGGGTCCAGCGGGTTCAAATCCTTCATCACGAACATATCGTCAACGGAAACATTCATCAGAAGGCCGTTGGTGAGCCGGACCGTGTAGTACGGGTGATCCTGGTACGGGGTCATCTGGACCCAATGCGTCGGGACCGGCCAGAGCTCCACCGGGATACCGAGTGCCGTCTTCTCGATGATGAAATATCCCTCGCCCTTGAGCTTGAGGTAAATCTCCAGGAGGCGCCACAGGGCAGCGTTGCTCATCTCGTGGAGAGGGTTCGGGTTCGCCCAGAAGTCGAGGAATGGGTGGGCGGTGAGCTCGTGCTCTTCTCCGTTTTTGTCCACGCGGTAGAGCTTCCCCTCGGCGAAAGAGAGGTCCGAGGCTATGCGCTCGATGACCGCGAGGCGCGGGCTCGATCTGTACGCCTCAATCCATTCCTGAGTGTTCCTCTCAGGCGGGTTTGTCCAGCGGGGCAGCATGATACTCTCGCTTTGGTACGCGCGGCTTGCGCGCCCTCCGCCGCCCCTATTCCAAAAAGGCACGGTTACTCGCCTCCCTTGCTTTTGGGCTTCTTGCCGAGCACCTGCACCGCCCTGGGGTTAGAGGGCCCTCCGGTGATCTTCTGCCAGATCGCGCGGGCCTCCTTCATGGTGTCGGCTCGGATATACTTCATCGGCCAGCCGTCGGCTGACACAAGGTAGCTGCATTTCTTTTTCACGGTGTCCCTCCTTAGTCGATGGTCCAATCGCTGATTTGCGGGTCATGCAGGGCCAGGGCCAGGGCGTCGCCCATATCAGGGGACGACAGGCCGCGTTTCTTCATGGCCTCTTTCTTCTCCAGCTCGATCTTGCCAGCGCTGTTCACCACGTACTTCCGGTTGGAAAGCTGGCTGATCTGCTTATCGTCATACCAGAGCTTGAGGCTTTGGGTCCGCAGCGCCTCTCGGACCGCGCCCCACATGAGGCCGGTGCTGTTCTGGTAGTCGATGGGGTCATCGTCGCTGATCGTGCCGCCCTCTCCGCCAAAATGGCACTCCACGATCTCCAGGGAGAGAGGCGGGGGCGGGTCCTCGCTGTCTGCAAAGAGGCGGTCCCGCTGGTCGTTTACTTCCTCCACAATCTGGTCCCGCAGCTCCATGAGGCGGTCGAACACGCCGACGCCCAGGCCGTCGCAGTCGATCTTGACGTGGATTTCGGCCCACGGCTGCGCCAGAGCATACCGCTTGATGAGCTGTACAGCCTTGCCGCTCAGCTCCATGGTGTCGTTGTGGTGGTAGACCTCCGGCTGCTCCTGGAGCTTCTTGTCCAGGACCGGGGACAGCACGGAGCTGTCGTCGCCGTAGCGGGCGACGTCAATCCCGATGTCCACGCGGGCCGCGCGCTCGATCTCCGGGGCCTCGGCCTCGCTGGCTCGCTCTGCCCACTCCATAGGGATGAAGCTGTCAGGCAGGGCCTTCGGGAACTCTCCGGCGACACGCACACGGAAGACGTCGCTGTCCTCGCCAAACATATCAATGATGGTGTCGATGAACTGCTGGTCCACACGGCTGCTGTCCCGCCCGTCAATGTGCATGGCGTTGTAGAGCTCCCGCGATTTGTGGTGGCTGTCATAGAAAAAGCCGGTGATCTTGGTGGGGTTCCCACACATCACCAGCTTTGCGCCCTCGGTGGACAGGGCGCCGAGGACAGGCTCGAATATCTCATCTCGGACGCCGGAGGCTTCGTCGATGATGTAGAGGACGTGCTCAGCATGGAAGCCTTGCAGGGCGTCCGGCTTGCTGGCCGTCCGGCCTACCGCGAACCACTCTTCGGGGTGGCCCCTCATGTAGACCTTTTCCTTCGTCCAGATGAGCTCCTGGGACAAGGCCGGGTTGCTTCTCAGCCATTTGGCGATCTCGGCCCACAAGATGTCCCATAGCTGGTGCTGGGTGGGAGCGGTGCAAGGTATCTTCGGATAGGGCCTGGTGGTGAGGAACCAGATCGCAAGCCAGCTCTCCACCGCGCTCTTCCCGATACCGTGGCCGCTCCGAACGGAGGTCATGGGGTGCTTGGCTACGCTGTTCAAGATGGCCCGCTGATTGCTGTCCGGCTTCGCCCTGATAATGTCCTCCACGAAGTCAACCGGATTGTCCGCATAGTAGAGAATGGCGTCACTTGTCAGGTTCATTCTGCTGCCTCCTTCGCTCCCATGCCTCGGAGATCACGTCGGCAAGGCTGCTGCTGGCGGCTTCGGCTCCGGTGTCCGGGTTGGTATCCTTTACGATCTCCGTTCGGTTTTCGCGCTCCAGCTTCGTAGCCTCCCGGATGAAGGCGACAAGGTTCTTCGGGTCGATGTCCCGCGGGTCCATCTCTTTCAGAGCTTGAAGCGCCTTCTGCTGCATTTTCATGGCAATGCTGATATGGCGGTCTGCCATCTGGCGGGCCTTCTTGACCGCCTCGGCGTGGGCCTGGCGCTGGAGGTCATTCTCGTAGGCTGCCACCCTTTCTACCCACTGGTAGTTGGCACTCCACCGGCTGATGAGCTGCCTACTTTTGGACAACTGCTCGCTAACAAGCCGTTGACTTCTGGTTTCTCCCAAATTTAGGTAACACTGAAATGCCTCATACGCCTTTACGCTCTCGCCCTCTTGCCGCTCCCATGGCTTCGTGTCGCTGCGTTTCGGCATTTCGTTTCCCCTCCTTCCAGGGCCGGAAGCCGTTACTTAACAGCTATCCAGCCGCAGAAGTTGAGGCAGCGCCAAAACATATCCACCTTTCGGAAACCGGCGGTCCGCAGCAGGTCCGCATTCCACTCGGCCTTGAGCGGCGACAGCACATTTTCAAGGCTCCGGCGCTTCGCCGCGATCTGCTCTTCGGTGTATCCGTTTTCCCGCTTCATCTCGTAGTAGAGCTCGACCATCAGGTCGTCCATGCTCTCGCTGAGGATTTTCTCAACGAAGATCAGGGCCCCGCCAGGCTCCAGGCCGTCGTAGATCATCCGCAGCATGGACGGGCGGTAGGCCGTCGGCATGAACTGCATAGACAGGACGGACAGGACCAGGCTCGCCCCCTTCTTGAGCGGCAGGAAGCTCCAGAGGTTCCCCTCCTGGACGGACACTCTCGGCTCATCCTGGAAGCGATCTCGGCAGGCCGCGGCCATGGCGGGGGCGTTGTCGATCAGCAGGAAGTCGTTGACCTCTCCGTACTTGGTGACGAAGGGCTCCACAGCCAGGCCGGTGCTGCACCCCACGTCTACGATCAGGGTTTCCGGCTTGATGAACCGCTCGCCCAGCTTGTAGGTCAGGGCCCGCATAGATCGGTAATCCGGGATACTCCGCTCAAGCATATTGGCGAAGCAGGCGACCACTTCTCCGTTGAACTCCCATTTCTCGCCGGGGTTTACGTTATCTCTCATGTTTCCGCTCCTTCCTTCGGCGGAGGCAGGCGGATACCGAGCCGGTGCTCGAACGCCTCCCGCGCTCTCCCGGACAGGCCCATGCGGGTTCCGTCGGGGTATGGGAGCTCAAACTCGAAGTCCAGCGCAGCGGCCAGAGCCGCGGGGTCTACTTTCGGTTCCGTCGCCTCCATGTACCAGAATTTCGATATGAGGTCCAGGCGCTTGACCTTCCCGAAACAGGGCGCGAAGATTTCCCGCATTTCCGCTTCGGTGTGGCCCTTCTGGACCTTCGGGTGATTTCCTATGTCCCCCAGGATGGTGTTCGGCTCGTAGTCGAGATCGAAGGTCAGGGTCTTTTCGGCCCCGATGAACTTCTTCTTCGTGTTGACGAACTGGGGTGCCTTGTTGCTCTGGCACCAGCAGACCACCGTCCCGCCGGGGGCGCAAAGGGCGGCGGCGATCACGGCGATCTGCTTCCGATCTGCCATGAACGGCACGCTGTTGAACACGCTGGAGATGAAGACGCTGCTGTACTGCGTCCCGGCCTCGACCTCATCCAGGAAGCGGGCGGCGATCTCCAGGCTCTTTTCCTTGTGTATCTTCTCGCCCACGGTCACGAAGTAGGGCTCGAAGGCGGATACGTGGATACCGGCCTTTCGCAGCGTGCGGGTGTTGTTGAGCTTCCCGGCTCCGAAATCAACGACGCTGGAGCCGTAGTAGCTCCGCCACTTCTCCAGGGCCGCCCCCTCCAGCTTGCAGAAGTCCCGGCCTCTGTTGTTCGGGAAGATACCCTTGAAGAAGCCGTCCCCCAGGGCGGCGTTGCCCTCGGTGTCGGTTTCTCTGGTGTTCCTCTCCCGCATGAAGCTGTTGAACCGCAGGTCGTCAGCGTAGGTGCTTTCCATGTCGAAGTCCATCGACAGCAGGTTCAGCATGGAGGACGCGAAGGCTTCCTGGGCTTTGCTGACCGTCACGCAGGCGATCACCTTCCGCCCGGCCTCGGCGGCCACTTGCAGGCGGCCTATCCCGTTGATGACGTTCCCGGCCTCGCCGATCACCACCGGCATAGCGCTCCCGATACGGCGCTCCAGGGATTTTGCAAGCTGCTTGATGTGGGTGTCGAAGCTCCGGTGATTGAGCTTCGCCAGCTTCACCACGTCCATCCGCCGGAGGGCGTGGACGCACGGGAAGGAGGCGGGGGTGTTGGGCTCGATGTCCGGCAGCTCTCCGGTCATGGCCTCGATGTCCATTTCATAGAGCCGGCGCTTGATGATCGCGCAGGTGTCTTGCTTCTGGAGGTCGTTCGTGGCCCGATTGAACAGGACGTTCACGGCCCGGCGCTCTCCCAGGGTTTTCCCGCTGACGTACTCCACCGGGATATGCTCGAAGCCCATCCGGGAGGCTACAAGGTGCCGCTGGTGTCCGCTGAGGATTTCCCCGCTCTCGTCGGCGTAGATCGGCAGCAGGAAGCCCAGCTTGCGGAGCGACAGCTCCGTGAGGGCCAGGCGCTTTTCATCATTCCGCCTGGGGTTGTACTCTGACGCCTGCACGGCGTCGATAGGGACCAGCTTAATCATACTCCAGCAACCTCCGTTTGATCTCGTCGGCGATCTCGTGCTCATCGAAGACGCCGGTATCCCGGATAGCTTCGATCAGGCGCTTGTACCTGACAACCTCGACCTTGAAGTGCAAGTGGCCGATACGGACAAGCGTCGTGCTGAAGCTGGGGTCGTCGTCCGGCTCCCGGTCTTCCTGGTCCTCTTCCGGCTCTTCGCCTTCCTGGTCTTCCAGGTCTTCTCCGTCGTCGTCGAAGTCATCGGCGCCGGGGTCTGCCATATCTTCAAGCTGCCGGTAGACCAGCAGCTCGTCGTGGTCGAAGCCGGTTTCGTACTCGATGACCTCATCGTCCCGCAGCAGATCGCCCAGCTTCTCAGTATCCCAGCGCCCGTCAATGCGGTTCAGCGCAAGGCAGAGCTTTTTCTCCTTGGCTTCGTCCGGCTGATCTATGACGGAGCATAGGACCTCGGACTTCCCCATGTCCCGGAGCACCGCAAGCCGCTGATTGCCACCAATACAGCGCATATTGTGCAGGTTCACGACCGGGGGCTCCACCATGCCGTTGATCTCAATGCTCCGGCGCAGGGCCTTGTATTCCGGGCTGCCGCGCTCGATGTCCTCCCGCGGGTTATAGGGCGGGGCCACGATGTCGGAGATCCGCAAGACCTCCATCCTGGTTTCAAATTTCATCGAACAGCCTCCTTTTCAGCTCGGCGCATACAAGGTCCTGGGTGAATCCCACCTTCTCGCGGACGTCGGCCATCAGGTCCTCGAACTCCGCTTCATCCAGGCGGAAAGAAAAATCGCCGACCTGGCATTTGATACCATCGGCGGTGTCTTCCTTCTTCCCCCGGGTGGGCGGGTCCTCATCCTCCCCCAGCTCGTCGCCGATCTCCCCCAGCAGATCGTCAAGATCGGATTGCGTGAAGCCGGTGGACAGCAGGTTTTCGCCGTCTTCGATGAGCTCCTGGAGAATGTCGGCCAGTTGGCCGTAGTCCCATTCGCCGTCCAGCTTGTTCAAGGCGATACAGAGGGCCTTTGCCTGGGCCTCCGGCATATCCACGACAACGGCGACCGTTTCCGTTTCACCGGCTGCCAGCAGCACGGAAAGCCTCTGGTGCCCGCCGATCAGGCAGTTGTCCCGGAGGTTCACCACCAGGGGCAGCACCAGGCCGTTTTCCGAGATACTGGCGTCCAGGGCTTTGTACTCCTGGTCTTTGGCCGTGAGCTGCACCCTGGGGTTGTAGGGCGCGGGCTTGATGTCGGCCAGCTTAATTACTCGCGTTTCCACTTTTCCACTCCTTCCGGTTAAAAATGGGTATAAAAAAGCGGGGCGCTTTCGCGTCCCGCTGGTGGCCGGGTGTTCGGTTATCCAAATAGGCTGCACTGGTCGAAGGACGGAACCTTCACCATGCCCGCCGTCTTGATGAAGCGGTCATAAGGCTGAGCCTCAATCCCATACCGGGCATACATGGTCCGGGTCTTCGGGTTGCTCTCCACAGCGTAGTAGAGGCTCCCGGTGCTCCCGTGCTTCGGGAAGATGAACCGCCGGAGGGCGCTCTCCTTGAAGACTGGGGGCTCCCCGTTGATGTCATTGAAGTACCACTCCTGGGGCTGCCATCCAGTTTTCCGCTTGATGTTCTCCATGGTCTGCTTCATCTGGTAGTCCGGGCGAGCCGTCACGATGATGACATAATCATCCTTGATCGCCTCGATCAGGTCGGTCCGGTATTCCTCGGCTTCCATGCGCCGGGAAAAGGGGCGAAGCATACGGGTTGTAGCCTGGTTCCCCACAAGGGTGTAATTGAGGTCTAAAAGACAAATCCGCTTCATAGTAGGTTCTCCTTTTTAGTTATTTCCGCAATAATATTATACCACTTTTCGGAGGCTTTGTCACAGGTTTTACCAAAAAAGAGCGGATTTTCGCAATAAAAATCAGCCGGAGAACGTGCTACCGGCTGCTGATCGTGAAGGGAGTATCTCAGGTGCAACTTCACATCATAAAGGCATTATAGCACGTAAAATTGCACCAGTCCATTGCACGATTTTTGCACCGATAAATTGCACGCCGTTACTTTATGGCTTCCGCTCCGTATAGCCAGACCGCGAGCCTTTGCACAAGCCGCTTCCGGTTCCTCCAGACAGTCGTTGTATCGCATGGAATGAGCTCCGCCACGCGCTCATCCGGGAGATCATCAATGTACCTGCCGGTCACGGTCAAGTAGTAGTCGTCCTTCTCGATGGTGGCAAGGGCCCGCTCCATGGCCTCGATCTCGTATTCATCTGCGGCGATGGTGGCCTCCAGGTCTATCACCGCTGCCTCGAAGATTTCCTCTGGGGTGAGCCGGACCCCCGACTTGCTGAACCGGGTAATGCTCTTACTCCGGCCCCTGGGCCCATACTGCCTGAGCTCTTCCAGGCGCTCTTTGTCATCATCCCGCTTATTCCGCAGGACCGGCAGGGCGTAGAGGCGGCGCTCGGTGGCCTTGAAGGCGTCCTTGGCGGTCCTCTCCGCGGATATGCGGCCAGCCTCAACGGCCTGGCGGATGATGTCTTGCGTGCTCTCTTTTGGTTTGCCCATTGAAATGTCGCCTCCCGTGTGGTAAAATAGCTTTGTCACGGGCTGTCTTCCCTTCGGGGGAGGCGGCTTTTCTTTTTACTCTTCTGATGATTGGCTGCGGCCGGCGCCGCCTTTGATGACGGTGAACGTAGCCCTCACAGCTTCCGCCCTGCGGTCCTCCCGCCTCTTCCGGCACGCCTCAGCTCTTTCCTGCACCTCGATATACTTGCGCGGGAGCTTCCGCTTCTCACACTCCGGGCGCCACTGGCTCTTCTTGGTGTAGTCCCCGTCGTAGTGCTTGCACTCATCGCAGCAGTAGCAAATGTCTTCGACGTTCTGGAGCTCTCCGGGGGTGAAGTACCACGCTTCCAGCTCGGCGTTATAGAGGCAATGATCGCAGGCGCAGCCGTGGCAGCTCACTTAACACCGTTGACCGCCGTCTGGAGCAGGAAGCCCAGGAGCTTCCACACCTGGTCCCTGATCTTGCCCATGCAGATGTCGCGGCCCACGGGCTCGCTGTAATTCTCCTTGCTGACACAGGCGGAGGCTTCCACGATCTCGAAGCCGTTCCGCAGCACAGCGCGGACAACGGTCGTCTTATCGCCCATGGTCTGGGTGTGGGTTTCCGCGATGAAGTCATCGACCATCTTCGCCCCAATGCTGGGGGCAGAGGTCCCAAGGTCCTCGTTGACGTCCAGGGCCAGGTAGGCCCGCTCGAAGGCTTCCTTCGGGCTCCAGCTCACATAGCCGTCCGGGTAGCGGACCCGGTAGCCATCCTCCACGCTGGGGTAGTTGGGGAAAGCCTCGTGCGGGTCGCTTGTGATGACGGTATTCCCGTTCCCGTCCATGCAGCGGAAGGCAGGCTCCGCCTCGATCAGCTTCGTTCCGATGTACTTTTTCATGTGGTGATCTCCTTTCACGGCAAATTGATGTCAACAGCAATGCACTCCACCCAGGGGAGGGCTCGATAGGCTTCCAGTGCCTCTTTCTCCGTCGTGGAGATAAATTCGTCGTACCCCTTTACTTCGGTGAGGACGACCTCGACGTCTTCATCATCAAAGAAAAAGATGTGATCTTCCGACACCAGGTACTTTGTGACACTGGCCGGCCCCCACGCTCCCCGCCATCTGGTGTATCCGTCGTCGCATACAATCTCGCTGTCCACCATAGGGACGATAGGAAGGTCCGGGTGGGCCTTAATCAGCTCCAGCAACTCTTCGATGTACCTATCCATGCTCATCCATCCTTTCTGAAAACTCCGGTCAACCGCTGCCAGAGGGACCGGCGCGGGGCCTGGGCGCTGGGTGTTCTGGTCCACCAGGCGTCCATAGGTACGGCCTTCCCACCCTGTACAGGGGCGATCTTCAACTCCTTCATCTTCTCGCGCATTTCCTCGACGTTGGCGCGAAGGTAGCCCCTGGCGACCTGCTCCGCTTCCAGCTCCGCGACCCTGCGCTCCAGGTTGCGGAGCCGGTGCTCCCGGCGGGCGCTCATCGGGCAGCTCCATCCAGAAGCTCGGCCAGGCGGTCGTAGGCTCGCCGGACAATGGCGCTCTCCCGGCGCGTCTGGTTTATGCTCTCTTCGATCATCCCGCGGGGGAGGCCAGGAGCCATGAAGCCCAGGAAGGAGGCGGCCATGGGCGAGGACTTGGCGCTGCGCTCCCACTTGTCAGCCAGCGTTTTCAATTCATGCAGCAGCATGACATCTTCGCCAAACGCACTCACCCTCACATGGGGCGGCGCAGGGGCGTCCTTTCCCTCGGTGTCCCCGGTGCTGGGACCGATCATGGTAATGGCGGCCATGATCGCGTCGTTGTCCTTCTTGGCGACCTCATCATTGGTGTGGATATAGGCGTCGCGGGCCCGCTCGGCCAGGTCATTCAGCTGCTCGATGATCTCGTGCTTGTTCATGGTGTTTCCTCCTTGATGTTTATTCCCTCCAGGAAGAGCAGCACGCCGGGGCCGCCTATGCGGACCTCGAAGGGCGCCGCCTCCTGGGGCGTCATGTACTTGTGCCCGTATCGGGCCTTCATGTCCCGCCAGACCTCCCAGGGTATCCGGTAGAAGCCCACCGAGCCGAAAGAGCAGAGGACGAAGGCCAGCGCTCCGAACTGGTGCGCCCTCTCCAGGCGGTCGGTCTGATCTGGTGTCACGCGGTCCTGGTTCATCCTCTCGGTGTCGGTGTACTTCGCCTCGAAGTTGACCGCCCGGCCCCCGAACAGGAAGCCCTTGTAGTCTGCCTGGGCGGTGCTGACGTAGTGGGCGATGAACTTCCCGCCGCCCAGGTCCTTAGTCGGCTGCATGGGTTCCGGCGTCTTCTCGATGTCCGCGATCTGGCGGAGCCGGTAGAAGTCGCAGGCCCCGTTTATCATCTGCTCAAAGAAGGCACCCTGGGCCCGGTTCTTGCGGTTCTGGTATCTGAGGGCGGCCCTGGCCCTCTCGCTCGGTGTCATGCTCGATGATCTTCCTCCCTTCGGCCTCGGTACGGAACACGGTCTTCCCCCACGCCTCCAGCAGGGAGAGCGTGAAGGGGACCGCCTCGACAATGCGGCGCGGGGTGACGACCTCTCCAAACAGGAATATTTCGGCCTGCTGCACCCCGTAGTGGCACGCCGGGTTTGATCTGACGCGCCACACCGTCGCGCCCAGGGGAACCGGGAGCCGGAGCAGAAGACCCGCTGCTTCGTCCGCGCGGTATCTCTCCAGCTCCATTGCGATCTTCCGGGCGTATTCGTCCTGCTGCATTGTCAATACTCCTAACTTTTAAGGCTTATTTCTTGTTGTTTCACGTGAAATTCCACAATTTCCACCAACTTTTACACAGGGTCGGGCAGCTTTCACAAGCTCATCAACGATCCTCCCCTCAGAAGCGCCGGCCTTCCGAGCCATTTCCTCCAGATGGAAGGCAGTCTGGCTGGTAACGCGCAGCGTAATCTTCTTCTTGTGCAGGCTCATTCCTCGCCCTCGACCTCCGGCAGGAAGCCCCGGCAACGTGCGAGCGTCTTCATTTTGCGGATGGTCTGATCGCTCACGCGGATACCGTCTTCTCGGCGGATACCGAGCTCGACCAGGAAGTCGTTGATGATCTCTTCCTTGGTAGGGCCCGCCGGACGCTGGCCGGCGGCCAGGCTGTCCAGATATTCGCAGAGCTGGGCGTCGGTCATCTTGCGGACCCTGATCGCCCGTTCGTGCTGTTCCTGCTCAAAGTCAGTCCTTCGGCAGCTTCGCTTCTTCATGTGCTGTTTCTCTCCTTTCTCCTGGGGCACCAGGGCGGTGAAGATCGTGTGTAGCGGCCCGGCACCGGGCGGGCCGGTCGGTCGTCGTAGCCCTCCGCCTCCCATCCGATCTGACAGGCAATCGCGGTGCCGCGGCGTCCCTGGGGCGTTTCCTCCCGGTGCTCGCACTCCTTGCAATGAGGGACAGGGCCGGGGCCCTCTGGCATGGATTTCATGCCGTCCGGGAGCTCCCGCATGAGATCATCGCCCCACACAGGCTTGAGGCTGTCTTTCATAAAGACCGCGGCGCCTGTGATCTTTGCGGCCTCCACGATCTTCTCCACCCATTCCCGCTTCGGCTGATGGTATTTACTGCCCGGCCCCGTCATGGCCCCGACGATGAGCCAGCGGACGCCCCCGAAACTTCCGACGTCAGGGTCGATGTCTTCCAGCAGGGGTTCAATGCTGAGGAAGGTGTTATAGCCTACGCCCTCGGCGAAGGCGGGCGCTCCCTTCCCGGTGACGCTGGTCCCGTACCAGAAGTTCGGTTCCGCCGGCAGCTTCCCGGCGTTGGCAAGATCGCAATAGCGCCGGGGGTTCTTCGTCAGGAACATATAGACGTGCCGGGGAGCCCGCTTGCAGGCGTCGAAGACCTCGGAAATCCATGCGTCCGGGACCCACTCCCCGAAAAGGTCCCCCATGCTCGACACGAAGATACGCGCCGGTGTGAGGCATTTCTCAGGGTATCCCAGGGTGTAGGTGTGGAACGTGGGGGCGAAGCCCTTCGGATATGGCGTGCTCCGCAGATAGGCCCCGTGCTCATCCAGCAGGCGGGCCGGGGTGTCGGCCACATAAATTCCAGTTCCTTTCGGAAGGAACTCCAGGGGTTCCGGGTCCGGCCTCTCGCAGGCGTGCGGTGCAAACCGGGCGGTAAAGCGCCGGGCATAGCAGTATTCGCAGCCGTGGCGGCAGCCGGTGACGGGGTTCCAGGTGTGTGTCGCCCACTCTATGGCGGTTTTATGTAGGTTCATTGCTATTTTCCTTTCCCGTTTTCAGCCAGCCACAGCGGAGATTGCAGTCCTTGGAGCAGGCGGCGCAGCAGTCGTAGGGCTCCTGGCAGTACGCCGCCGCGCCGCAATGGCCGGATGGACTCAGGCCGGTTGCGCAAGCCCCGTTGAGGGGGCTCTTTTCCGCTTCCGGCGGCTCCGTCTCCATGTCGAACAGGGAGCATTGGTTCTCATTCATCCGGCGTTCTGCTTCCTCTTGCCGCATTTTCCGCAGGCAGCAGGGTCCGTATCCATCCCGTATGCCCTGGGCGGAGGTCAGAAGACCTCCGCACCGCTTGCACCTTCGGGCAGGAATGGTGAATACCTCATCGCTCATAGGGCCCAGGCAGCCAGGATGGCTGCCGCGATCAGGCCCGCCGAGGCTACCTTCGCGCCGTTGCTCCGGTCCGTGACGGTCTTACCGCCAAACGCGAAGCAGACGGCAAAGAAGGTCATCAGCAGCACGAAGACAATCACAGCAATTCTCATAAGATGTCCTCCATTCCTACCAGGCCGGACAGGTGGGCCAGCTTCTCCAGCTCCTTTTCGGTGTTGTCCCCGAAAATCACATGAAGCTGGTTGAGCATGATCTCCACGTCGGCCCGCTCTTCCGCGATGTGGGCGAGGATTTCCTCCTTGTTGCCCTGCCGGAAGTTGACGTACCGCTTGTACTTATTGAGGGCCACGATCAGCTCCGCCATTTCCTCGGTGGCCTGGTCGATCTGGGCGATCTCCCCGAACTTCTCGACGGCGGCCTCATAGAGCGCCATTTCCCGCTGTTCCGGCGTCATGGCCTCTT